AATATAGTATTACCAGCTTGTACAGCAGGAGATACCGGAACAGTCGTTTGTGAGTGGATTAAAGTTTACGAATAGGATTTTAAATGGCTAACACTACCTCTCAAACTACAACGTTTGACAAAACTTTTTCTATTGATCAAATAATAGAAGATGCTTTTGAACGTATTGGCTTACAAGCTGTTTCAGGAAATCAATTAAGATCAGCAAGAAGATCTCTTAATATTCTATTTCAAGAATGGGGCAACAGAGGTATTCATTATTGGGAAATAGGTGAACTTGATCTTGATTTAATTCAAGGACAAGCAGAATATAAATTTTATAGATCAAGTGGAGATGGCACAAGTGCTACTTCAAACCCAAATGGAATCTACGGAATATCCGATGTCCTTGAAGCACAATTAAGAAACAACAGAACTCAAACTACTCAATCAGATAGTCCTATGACTAAGGTTGATAGATCAACTTATGCAGGTTTTTCAAATAAACTTTCACAAGGGACACCTAATCAATATTGGGTTCAAAGATTTATTGATTACACTAGTATTAGTATTTACCCTACACCTGATTCAACTAATGCATCTAAAGATATGCATTTTTATTATATTAAAAGAATTCAAGATGTTGGAGATTATACAAATGCAACAGATATTCCATTTAGATTTGTACCTTGTATGACTTCAGGTCTATCTTTTTATTTAGCACAAAAATATCAACCACAATTAGTTCAACAAATGAAATTATATTATGAGGATGAATTATCTAGAGCACTTGCAGAAGATGGTTCGGCTTCAAGTACATTTATTACACCAAAAGCTTATTACCCAGGAACTTAATGTCTAAGTACGCAACAGGAAAACATTCAAAAGCTATTTCAGATAGATCAGGATTAGAATTTCCATACAGAGAAATGGTTAGAGAATGGAATGGTTCATTTGTTCATTACACAGAGTATGAACCTAAACAACCACAACTTGAACCAAAACCTGTAGGAGGAGACGGTATCGCATTATTACAGGTGAGACCAGATAGAACAGAACCTATTACAACTGTAATGATTTCTAATAATGGTTTTGAAACTTATGCTGCAGGATCAGGAATTATAAATGTGTTTTCACCTGGACACGGTTTAACAAATGGAACGACTTATTTATTCAGAGGTCCACCAACAATTTCACCTGGAACTGGAACAGAGTCTAATCCTGTTTTTGCTTATGCAACTATTCCTAACTTTGATGGAATAACTGGTGCACAAATAGGACAGGGTTCAGGGTATGCTATTACAACAGGGAAATATAAAAATGATTTAAGAGATACAACAGATTATTCAGTAACTAATTTTTTCTATTTTACAGTTAACGCGGATACTGCTACAACAGGTAATATAAAAGGAGGGGGCTACGGTTGTTCCGTTGGTCCTATAACAATACAAGCATGATAAATAAAATTTGGAATTGGATAAAAAATATTTTTAAACCTGAAAAACAGGACCCTCATCTTGAGATGTATGAAGAAACTGCAAAACAAAAAAAGATACGTTTAAAGCATAAAGGGGATATTAAATAATGGCTGGATTTACATACGCAACATTAACAACAGCGATTCAAAATTATACTGAAACGGATACAAACGTTTTAACTTCTACTATTACAGATCAGTTTATTGAAAACTCTGAACTTAGAATTTTAAGAGATGTACCTATTGATGCTTACAAAAAACAATCTATTGGTAATTTGGTTACTGGACAAAACACAATTAACGTACCTGCTCAAACTTTATTTGTAAAAGGTGTACAAGTTTATGATTCAACATCAGCTTCTACAGGTGCAAATACTTGGTTAGAGAAAAAAGACGAAACATATTTACAAGAATTTGAGCCTTCAACAGAATCAGCAGCTAGAGCAAAACCAAAATACTACGCTATGTTTGGTGGAGCAACAGGTGTAAGTGATACAACTTCAGGAAGATTATTTTTATCTCCTGCACCAGACAGCACTTATGTATTTAAGATACATTATGAAGCTATTCCAACTGGACTATCTGGCTCAAATACTACAACTTATATAAGTCAATATTTTGGAAATGGATTGTTATATGCTTGTTTAGTAGAAGCATTTTCTTATCTAAAAGGTCCAATAGACATGTTGACATTATACGAAAATAAATATAAACAAGAGACACAGAAGTTTGCTGCAGAGCAACTTGGTAGACGTAAAAGAGACGATTATACAGACGGTACAGTTCGTATACAAGTTCCTTCACCGACACCTTAATAGGAGATAAATTATGGCAATAACATCGGCAATATGTTCAAGTTTTAAACAAGAACTTTTACAAGGTAAACACGACTTTCAAGCTTCAGGGTCTGGTGGTCATACTTTTAAAATAGCTTTATTTACAAGTTCAGCATCTTTAGGTGCAGCAACAACTGACTATTCAACTTCAAACGAAATTTCAAATACATCTGGATCAGCATACTCTGCTGGTGGTAAAGCATTAACAAACACAGGAGTTGGTTTAACTTCAACAACTGCGTTTACAGATTTTTCTGATATCTCATGGACATCAGCTTCATTCACTGCAAATGGTGCAATGATTTATAACACAACAACAGATGGTGGTTCAAACACAACTGACTCTGTTTGTATTATCGCTTTTGGTTCTGATAAAACTGCAACTAACGGAACTTTTGAAATACAGTTTCCTGCAAACGATTCATCGAACGCAATCATAAGATTAGCATAGGAGTAGCCCATGTCTGGATGGGGACGATTCACCTGGGGCCAAGCCGAGTGGGGTGAGGACGAATTATTAGCTACAGGTTGGGGTGCAAAAGCCTGGGGCGCTGGAGAGTGGGGAGATCTTTCAGGTGAAATAGTTCAGCCTACTGGTTTATCAATTACATCTACATTAAACGATTCAGTAACTATTTCAGGAAATGCAGTAGTTGCAATTTCTGGTCAACAAATTTCATCTATACTCGGAACAATTTCAAATGTTGTAAGTGTAACTGTTGACCCTAATGGTTTAGAAATGAATGACTTGCAAGGTACAGCTCAAGCAAGCATTGATGTTACACCATCTATTACAGGTTTATCAACTACAGCTGCTATTGGTGTTATAGATCCTAAAGATCAAGTTATTGGAGCACCTACACTTACAGTTACATCACAACAAGGAACTGCATTTGCACCTAATGAAGATGTATCGGTTACAGGTCAATCAATTACATCAACACTTGGAAACCCTGTAACAGTTAATTCTGTTGTTATTATTCCTGCAGGATTTGAAATGTCAACTGCTCAAGGATCCGTGGTTGTTCCTAACGATGCAGTAGCGCCAACTGGATTAGAGATAGCATCTTCAATAGGTTTCGTGATTGGTGCTGGATCAGTAAGTGTTCCTGTTACAGGTATATCTATTAGTTCTGAACAAGGAACTATTGTAGATATTCCTGATCAAATAATGGGATTAACAGGAGTATCATTTAGTGCTGCTATTGGTAGCGTAGATCCTAAAGATCAAGTTGTAGGATTAACAGGTTTGTCTATGACAGCAACTGTTGGAGAACCATTTATTATACATTATCAAGATGTTGACACTGGTTCAAATACATCATATAGTGCGCTTTCAACTGGATCTAATAGTAATTATTCCAATGTTGCAACTGGATCAAATACAAGTTATAGTGACGCTGCATAGGAGATAAAATTTATGGCATCAACATATACACCTCTCGGTATAGAAAAAATGGCTACTGGCGAAAACGCTGGTACATGGGGAACAAAAACAAACGCTAACCTAGATCTTATTGAACAAGTAACAGGTGGTTATAAAAGTCTATCTATTGCAGGTGGAGCACAAACAACAGCTTTAACTATTGCTGATGGTGCACTAACTGGGACAGCTCAAGCTAGAATGATTGAATTCACAGGTTCAATTACAGGAAATCAAGTTGTAACAATTCCTCTAGACGTAGAAAACTTTTACATTTTAAAAAATTCAACATCAGGTTCATACACAGTACAGTTTAAATACGTATCAGGATCTGGTAGCACTTTTACTTTTGCAGCAACAAATAAAAAAACAGCTATTGTTCAAGCAACTGCAAACGATGGGACTAATCCAGATATCATAGAAGTTCAAACAGGTGGAGATGTTGTTGATGATACATCACCTCAACTTGGTGGTAATTTAGATACAAATAGTTTTAATATAATATTTGATGATGCTCATGGTATTACAGATGAAAATTCAAACGAACAATTATTCTTTACTACTACAGGTTCAGCAGTAAACTATTTAAATGTAACAAACGCAGCAGCAAGTGGCGATCCAAAATTATCTGCTTTAGGTGGAGATACAAATATTGATTTAGCAATATCACCAAAAGGAAGCGGTGAAGTTGTTGTTGGTACAGGTTCAGCTGCGGCTACAATCACATCAAGTGGCGCACACGATTTAACTTTAGACACAAATTCAGGAACTAACTCAGGTGTTATTTCTATTGTAGATGGTGCAAATGGTAACATTACTATTACACCAAATGGTTCAGGAAACATTGTTCTTGATGGATTAACTTTTCCAAATGCTGATGGATCAGCAGACACATTCTTAAAAACAAACGGATCAGGTACTTTATCTTTTGCAGAAGTATCAGGCGGTACTTCATGGCAAGCAGTAAAAACTTCTACTTTCACAGCAGTAGCTGGTGAAGGTTATTTTGTTAACACTACAAGTGGTGTTATAACTATGAATTTACCCGCAGGATCTATCGGAGATGAAGTTGCATTTATAGATTATGCAGGCACATTTGATTCTAATACATTTACAATTTCTGCTAATGGATCAGAAAAGATTGAAGGCTCAACAGCCGATTTAACAGTTTCAGTAGAAAGGGCAGCCAATACTTTGGTCTATACAGATGGAACTCAAGGTTGGTTGTTAAAGACTAAATAATCATGGCTACCTATAAAGAGAAAGTGGGCACAGCAGTCCAAAACATTGCTGGCGATACAGGTGCTGTTACAGGTCAACTTTGGTACGATAGCTCAGATTCAGAATTCAAATACAAATATCAAGCTTATGGTAATGCGTGGTCTACAGGTAATTCATTAAATACTGCTAGAAAAGAATTTGGTGGAGCAGGAACACAAACTGCAGCTTTAGCTTTTGGTGGAAGATTTCCCCCAGGAGATACAGCATTAACAGAACAATATGATGGCTCAAGTTGGACTGAAGTAAACGATTTAAACACTGCTAGAAGAAATCTAGGTGGAGCAGGAACACAAACTTCAGCTTTAGCTTTTGGTGGTGGTCCAAATTTAGCAATCACAGAGTCTTGGAATGGAACAAATTGGACTGAAGTTAATGATTTGAATACTGGAAGAGAAAATTTAGGAGGAGCAGGTGCTGATAATACATCAGCCATAGCTTTTGCTGGATCAGCAGCTCCTGGAGATTCAGCAGCAACTGAATTATGGAATGGAACTAACTGGACTGAAGTTAATGATTTAAACACTGCTAGAGCAGAATTAAGAGGATTTGGAATTCAAACAGCTGCCATAGCTTTTGGAGGTGAAACTCCAGGTAGTGATGTCGTAGCTAACACAGAAAATTGGAATGGTTCTAATTGGACAGACGTTGCTGATTTAAACGTAGCAAGAAGATTAACAGCAGGAAGTGGAACATCAACATCTGGTTTAGCTTTTGGTGGAGCAAAGGCTAGTAATGTTAAAATTTCAAACACAGAATCATGGAATGGCTCTATTTGGACTGAGACAACTGATTTAAATTTAGCTAGACAAGGTTTAGCAGGTGCAGGAACATCAACAGTATCATTAGCTTTTGGAGGAGAGGTTCCAGATGTAACAGGCTCAACCGAAGAATGGAACGCAGGCATTAATCTTGGAGCATGGTACACGGGTGGTAATATGAATACTGCTAAAAAACTTTTAGGTGGTTTTGGTACTCCAACGTCAGCATTAGCGTTTGGTGGAGAAACTCCAGATCAATCAGCAACAACTAAAACAGAACAATATAATGGAACTTCTTGGGCTGAAGTAAATGACCTTAATACTAGGAAAGAGCAAACGCAGGGAGTAGGAATTACTACTGCAGGTTTAGCTTTTGGTGGACTTAACCCCGATGGTCCTGCTGCTACTGCTACCACAGAATCTTGGAACGGATATGTTTGGACTGAAGTTGGAGATTTAAATACGGCAAGAAGAATAGCAGGTGCTGGAACTCAAACAGCAGCTTTAGGATTTGGTGGATTTTCAACAGCAAATGTAGCAAACACTGAAACATGGAATGGATCAAGCTGGACAGAAGTAGCTGATTTAAATACTGCGAGAAGATCTCTTGGTGGAGCTGGAACAAATACAGCCGCTTTAGCTATTGGCGGTTATACTACAGTTGAAATTGCAAACACAGAATCTTGGAATGGAACTAGCTGGACAGAAGTCAATGATTTACCTGAAGCTATGAGTAGTAACTCTGGAGCTGGAACTCAAACAGCTGCTTTATCAATAGGTGGAGGCACTCCAAGAACAAAGTCTTGGAATGGAACTAATTGGTCAAATGATAGTCAGATGAATGATCCAAGAGGGTCACTTGCTTCAGATGGAACTCAAACAGCTGCTATAGCTATGGGGGGCTCACCTCCGGTTTCAACTGCAACAGAATTATGGGACGGAACAGGTTTTATAACAAAAACAATTACAACAACAACTGATTAAGGAGGACAACTATGGCAAAAACATATCAATACTGTGTAG